CGTAACGCAGCTACGAGGTATCGGAGACAGTATATCACATCCTCCGGCCTCTGGCAAGATTGGAGGATTTTTTATGGCCAAAGATGGGCAGCTCAACGAGACTAGCACGAAGCGGGAGATTGAGAACCGCTTCACCAATGCACGCCGCGTCATGGACGACCTATGCCGGGCTTACTATGGGATGACTTGGGATGAGCATGAGCGGCTCCACGGGGAGAAGGGAGGCGAAAACGATGAGGCCAAGAACGAGAGAGCGGCCACCGGTTCCAACGGACAACGAGATACTAGCATATGACAATGTTCCCTTGGACGTTGCGGCCCGATATCTGGACTGGCCCGAACAAACGGTAAGGCTGGCGCTCAGAGAAGGCCGGGCAACCTTCGGGATTGCGGTCAAGGACAAGGCGCTTACATACAAGATCAGCCCCGGAGGGCTGGTCAAGTACAAACGGGAGGGCGTACCGTGCTTTGACTACGAAACCATCGTACACATGATACGGACTGCGGTGGCGAGCACCATTCAAAGCGAAATGAGCGATTTCAAGACAGAACTTTTCAACTAATGAAAGAGAGTGAAAAAATTATGGGAGCACAAACCGAGCGCGACAGGCGCGCAAAGGCGTACAGCTACCGGGTCTACCGCCGCCGGGTACAGCAGGCGCAGGCGGTGGCACAGCGGGTGCAACTGGCGGTGGTTGCCGGAGCGGCGCTGGTTCTGGCTATTCTGGTGGCAGCGAGCCTATGAAAAAGCAACTGATCGTGACTACCGTATACCTGTTCTTTTTGTTGGCGCTGGTTGCACTGATCGAAATCATCTGGGGCCAGGAACCGGAGAGCCAGGCCATTGAGACCCCGGCAGCAACCACCACCCCGTCCCCCACGCCCACCGGCCCGCTCACCATCCAGATCACCGGACTGGAGGGCGCGGAGAGCATCGACGATGTGTGGGCGGTCATCGAAATACCAAATTAAGGAGGGAAAATAATGGATCAGCGCGGTTATATCGTATCGTATAACATTAGCCTATCGCTGTGGCAGGTTTGGCACAGACATCGGGTCGTTGCTGAGTTTACGACATGCGATGATGCAGAGCGTTTTGCCAGCTCGCAAGGATAAAAGCGCCGCTCTCCGGTGTGCGAGACCGGAGGGCGGCAAGAGAAACAATATCTGCCCTTATTTTAGGGCACGAAGGAGGGAAAGTCAATGTTAAATTTGAACCCATGCCCGGACAGGCAGCAGGAGCCTCCTGCTGCACACTGTGAAAACCCTCACTGCCAGCAGGAGGTCTACCACGGCGAGGCCCGGTTCCAGTGGGAGGGACGGTGGCTCTGCCCGGACTGCTTCCGGGCCGCGGTCAACAAGGCCCTACGAGACTGCCCGGAGCAGGTGGCGTTGGAGATGGGGCTGGAAGTGGAGCGGTACGAATGATGGCAAAAGTCATTGATATCACCGGGATGAAGTTTAATCGGCTTACTGTGATCCGAATGGCTGGGAGCGGACATCATGGCGAAAAAGTTTGGGAGTGCATCTGCGATTGCGGGAATACCACTTATGCAACCGGGAGCCAATTAAGGGGCGGCCGGGTTAAATCTTGTGGGTGTCTCCAGTTGGAGCAATCTAAGGCACAAATGAAGATGCTGAAAAGGTTCTATCCTGCGCCCTGTAAAACACACGGAGACAGCAGAACCCGAATGTACGGCATTTGGGCCGGAATGCTTCAACGCTGTACAAATCCAAAGCGAGAATCATACCCACTCTATGGTGGACGTGGTATTTCTGTCTGCGCGAGATGGAAAAACTACGAAAACTTTAAGTCCGATATGGGGGCGAGTTACTTTGACGGAGCGTCCATAGACAGAATCGACAACGAGAAGGGATATTCGCCAGAAAATTGCAGATGGGTGGAGTTGCGGGCACAAGCATCCAATCGCCGTAAGAAAATCCGGGTCCATATAAACGGGAAAGAAATCACTGTGCAAGAAGCTGCGTCTATTCTTCATGTTAATAAAAGAACCTTATATAAATGGGTTGAAAAGGGGGCGATTACATGAAAGTAAATTGTGTTTCTTACTATACCACCGGAAAGGCAGAAGTCAAAGTTTACTTTCCTTAGCTTAACGGCATGACAGTCTGCCAGTGGTGCCCCTACATCCAATACCGGGAGGGCCTCAAGCGCCACCAGTGTGCCCTCACCGGCGAGTTCCTGCCCTATCCATTTGACGGGATGGGGAATGAGTGCCCGATTACATTTGATAAGGAGGACAAGCAACATGAGTTTGACAGTTAAGGAGACCAAGGGCGGCGGCAGCGCTCCCATTGAACCAGGAGCGTATCCGGCCCGCTGCGTGGGCGTGGTCGATCTGGGCATCCAGCACAACGACTTTAACAACAAGGATCAAGAAAAGGTACGGCTTATTTTTGAGCTACCCACGGAGCGCGTGCAGGTGGACGGTGAGGACAAACCCCGCTGGCTCAGCAAGCCCTACACCGCCTCCCTCCATGAGAAGTCCACCCTGCGCCACGATTTGGACGCCTGGCGCGGTAAGCCCTTTACCCAGGAGGAGCTGGCCGGGTTCAATCTGGCGAATGTAATCAACGCCCCCTGTTTACTTACCGTGGTCAACCAGGAGGGCAAGAATGGCGGTACTTATGCGAAGATCGCCGGTATTTCCAAGCCTATGAAGGGAATGGAGGTTCCGCCCCTTGAAAACGAGACGATTCAGTTTGACATGGATGCAGAGGACGCCGAAGAGACACTGAAAAAGCTTCCAACCTGGATGCAGGAGGAAATCCAGAAGTCCGTGACCTGGAAGGCGAGGACGTCCGGCCCTTTTGAAGATGCCGACGAGGACGGCGAGCTCCCGTTTTAAGGGGGCCTCCGCCCTATGGAATACATTAAAATCCCTATAATCTGCGCCGACGCCATTTTGGCCCTCGGAGAAGCGGAGTGTGGCCGGTTGCTTATGTCCCTTCTGGAATACAGTAGGGGCGGAGGTACGGTTGAACCCCGTGGTGCTGAGAAGTCAATCTATCTAATTTTGAAAGCGCAGATGGACAAGGATACAGAGACAGGGCGGAAACGTGCGGAGAACGGGCGGAAAGGCGGCATAGCAAAGTCTAGCAAATTAAAGCAAAATCTAGCAAGCGATAGCATACCCCCTTCCCCGCTTCCTTCTCCCCCCATGCCCCCTGTATCTATTTCCCCATCCCCCAAAGAAAAACCCCCTAAAGGGGGTAAAAAGAAAGTCCCCCCAACGGTGGAAGAAGTCCGCGCCTATTGCCAGGAACGGAGGAACGGCATAGACCCGGAGGCCTTTGTGGACTTCTACGCAGCGCGGGGGTGGAAATACGGCGCAGGGCGGCCCATTGTAGACTGGAAAGCCGCCGTGCGAACCTGGGAGGCCCGCCGGAGGGCGGAGCAGCCAGCCACTACGGAGACATACCGCCCCAGGGCCTATCACCTGGAGCGGGACGAGGACGGGCAGGAGGTGGTAGTTTATGACGACTGACACCCTGGAGGCCGAGAGCGCCGTATGCGGCGCAATCCTGCTAGATGACCGCTGCCTTGCCGACGTGTGTCAGGTGGTGAGCGAGGATGACTTCGTCCTGGAGGCCAATCGAGCCATTTTTCGGGCGGCTCTGGCGCTGGATCGCCGGAAGGAACCGGTGGATCCCGTGACCGTCCTGTCCGAGGCTGGTGGCGCGGTGGGCCGGGAGTACCTGATGGAGCTGATGCAGGTGACACCCACCGCCGCCAACGTGCTGCTCTACGCACGAAAGGTGCGGGAGGAGTCCATGCGCCGGGCGATCAACGCTCTTGGGGATCGGTTGGGCAGCGTATCGGTCGGGGATAACCCCAGGGACGCCATATCGGACGCGCAGCGAGCGCTGGAGGCCATCGAGGCGCAGGACACCGCCCGGGAGCTGGCCAGCTCCGCAGAGGTCATGGCGGCATATTACCGGCACCGGGAGCAAGTGGACGGCGGAGGCGGTGGCTTTGTCCCCACCGGATTTCGTCCACTGGATCGTATTCTGGGCGGCGGGCTGCTCAACAGCGGGCTTTACATCCTGGCCGCCCGACCGGGCATGGGCAAGACCACATTTGGGTTACAGGTGGCGGATGCAGTGGCGGAGCAGACTGGCCCAGTGCTCTTCGTCTCTCTGGAGATGGACGTGGAGCAGCTGGGAGCCAAACGCATCGCCCGAGCGGCTGGTGTGGCCTATGATGCACTGATGATGGGGAGACCCACCGAGGAGGAGTATGGTCGCGCCGCGCAGTGGGCCGCAAAGCTGCAGGACAGCCCCATGTATACCAACCGAAAGGATCGGGCCACGGTGGACGATATTGCACACATGGCGAGACGGGTGCGGGGATTGCAGCTGCTGGTGGTGGACTACTTCGGGCTGATAAAGCCCACCGGGCGGGGGAAGAGCCGCTATGAGACCACTACGGAGACTTCCGGTCAGCTCAAAGCCCTGGCCCGGCGCCTGAGGATACCCGTCCTCTGTTTGGCACAACTCAACCGCCAGAATGAGGAGACAAAGAACAAGCGCCCTGTGCTGTCCAACCTGAGGGACACAGGGGCACTGGAACAGGATGCGGACGCCGTGATCTTTTTGCACTGCCCCAGCTATTACAGTCAGGAGCGGCCCGACCCCTGGTCGCCGGATCCAATGGAGATCATTGTTGCAAAAAACCGCCACGCCGGAACAGGAATTTGTGATGCGGCCTTTTACCGGGCGGTGGGGCGGATTATACCAGCGAGGTGATATCAGTGACAGACGAAAAGGCGGCGGATGTTTTGTCCGCCCTGAGAGACAAGCATCGCGCCATTATGGAGACCTGGTCTGACCTGGCCCATGATCACGGTGAGATCGTAAAAGCCCTGGACCGGGCACTGGAGGCGCTTGGACATGGGGACAATCAGATTTGACATACCATACCCGCCCACGAAGAAGGGCAAGTCGGCCTTTTGCCGCCGGTTCGGGCTCAACGCCTACTACTCCGGCAAGCACTGGGCGCAGCGGAAGAAGGACGCCGACGAACTCCACGCAATGACCCTGGCCTCGCTGAAACAGGCCCGCGTGCGGCGTGGAATGGTGCATGGGCCGGTCTCCATCACCTTTGCATGGGACGACGGGCTGGACATCGACAACCACGCCGCCATTGCGAAAGCCGTGGTGGACGCGCTTAAGGGATACCTGCTGCCGGACGACGATCACCGCTGGTACAGGCAGGTTGTACATAGGCTTTGGAACGGGGGATGTATTCGGGTGGAGGTGGAGGAGCTTTGATCACCAGAGACCCCTACGGCATCAGCGGAGCGGTGGCACCCTGGCGCAGCCTGGACGCGGTGGAGCCGATTGCGGAGCGCAGGATTACGGAGCGGGACGCGGAGGAGGCGGCAATCTGTGGACAGTGCCCGCTGCCGGACTGTAACCCCAAAAGAGTTGGCTGCCTGCTGCATACCAGAGCAAAAAAGCCCAGACCGTCCCGTGATTTGCTGGAGCGCATGGCGCTGGACGGGTATGGGCCGGAGACGATAGCCCAGGCCACCGGATACTCAATATCAACCACCAAAGAGTACATGAAACAGTTTTTTCGAGACGGACCGTGTGAGCGCTGCTCGTCCAAGAGCATTTGTGATGCGGCAAACGGGACGTGTAGCCGCAAAGAGCGGTGGAAAGCAGTCAAGGAGGCGCTGAACGATGGCAAGGGCGATTGATGCAGACCGACTGAAACAGGCCATAGACCATGATTATTATGAGCATTACACCAAATATCACGATAGCGACCAAACAGCCCTGATTGATATGGTGATGGACGATATTGACGAGATGCCCACCCTCACCCCGCCGAACGAGCCGCTGACGCTGAAGGAGCTGCGGGAGATGGATGATGAGCCGGTGTGGTGCTGTCCAAAGAACGATTCGGCCAAGGGGAGTTGGATGATCGTCGGTCCAAACGGGTGTGAAAATATAACCTCCTTTGCAATTTACGATGACTATGGCACAGGATGGCTTGCCTACCGCCGCCCGCCGGAGGGAGAGGCATGAGACACAAATACACAGCCCAGGAGCTGGAATCCATCACCCAGGAGGCTGTAATCTACATCGAGGGAGCAGGCATAGCGCAACTCCAATGGGGCGGTTTGGAGATTGCTCAGGGCGTGAAGGACGGGTACCTATACTGCAAGCATATCAAACCGTTTAGCCTGGAACTATACGGCCAATACTGGACGGCCTTTGATGGGCCGCCGGAGGAGGGAAAGTGATGGACATTGAGAAGCTGATTGAGCAGTTAAACGGATATTTTGAAGGGAAGGACCTGAAAAGAGGCGTTGCCCTTGATGCCGCCACTGCTCTCTCCGCACTCCAGGCCGAAAACAAGAAGCTGCGGGCCGAGCTAAAAAGTAAGGTGGACTTAGTATTTCAACAGGCGAAAGAACTTGATAGGAGGCACTTGCTATTACAAGAGCAAGAGGCCGAGCTGGAGCGGGTGAAACGGGCTCTCGCTATGATGTGGTTTGCGTATGTCAACAGCGACAAAGAAACCCCGCATAGCTACGAGACCGATGCGTTGGAAGAGGCAGAGCATATCTTGGGTCCCTGGGCTAAGTGTATGCCGAAGTATCTAAGGCGCGGCCCGGAGGAGGGGTGAGCATGGAGAGACTGACATACTGGTGTGACAATGGGCATGGTGGTGGAAAATGGTTTGTAGCTATCGATGCCGAAGGAGGAGAAGATTACGGTCCGCACGTTGACCGCCTCGCAGCCTATGAGGAGACTGGCTTGGAGCCGGGGGAAATCGAACAGCTCAAAGGTGAAGCATTTGGTCTGAGAGTGGACAAGCAAGAGCTTGAGCAATATCGTGCTCTCGGCCCCATTGACCGCCTCCGCGAACTGGCCGAGGCCGCACTACGGAGGGAGCAGGATGGCTGAGTACATCAAGCGAGAGGACGCAATCGACCTGTTTTGGACGGTAGACACGGAAAACAACGGGGATGACGGATATACCGTTGTCATAAAATTCGGGAGGTGTTATGACAGCAACGAAATCGAGGCCCTGTTATCCAAACTCCCCGCCGCCGACGTTGCGGAGGTGAGGCACGGGAGATGGGACGCGTCTGACAGATATAAGTTTTTAGACGGAAGCACTTGTATTCGGTGCACTGAATGCGGCGCGGCATTACATCTGGACGAATACCAAAAGTACCATTGGCACTACTGCCCCAACTGCGGCGCTTTGATGCGGGAGGACGATAATGGCAAGGAATAAGTACGGCGGAATAAATGATATGCCAACTGGCTGGACGACATCCAAAGAGAATAAGCGAGTATACGCTCTTTGGTTTGAGAGGAACTAAGTGTAAAGGCTATACTATTGCCCGCATGGACGAGGAGGACGAGCATGAGGCTGATTGATAGAAGCGAACTACTCGATAAATTCAATTTGGAATGTAAAACTGCTCAAGAGCGATATATGGCATTGATAAACGCCCCTACCATCTCCGCCGTGCCTGTGGTCAGGTGCCGGGAGTGTATATATGCCACCAGACCGGGAGACAACATCGTCTACTGTGACAATTTTGAGCGTGACATGATGCCGGACGATTATTGTAGCGTTGGAGAGCGAAAGGAGGCCGACCATGAAGCTTAGGAGCAAGAAACTGTTAGATGTAGATCAAGCGAGCGCAGAGTATTGCGCCAGCAGGATGGACTGTGAGAGCTGCCCAATCGACGAAGCAATGAAGAGCGACTGCAAGATCTATGATTGCGTTAAATGGTGTGAAGACCATCCCCACGAAGTCGCCAGTCTTATGGGCTACGAGGTGGTGGAGGATGATATGCCGGAGGCGGCAAAACATAAGGAAACCAACACCATAGAAGGTATGTGCTGCGACTGTGCTCACGGCGGCCCCGGCCCCTGCTGCTCCTGGGATGAGAACGAGGGCTGCCAGTACCGGAAAGAGGACGGAAGCTGCTGGGTGCCATACACAAAGGGGGATGCCAACCTGGACGAAGCCATCGAAAAGTACCTGAAAATCATCGGCTCCATCCACGATGGGGAGGGAGGACAGCATGAGCAGTAAAATCCTTTTCCCGACTTTCAATGTCTCTCTCGGTCAAGCGATAAATATTGTAAAAACGGGTCTGGCTGATGAAAGCATTTCCCTCAAAACACGGGTACTTGCCATTGACCATGTGGCCCACATGGAGACGCACAACAGCATCACCAAGGACGAGTTAGTGGAGGCCTTGCGGTGGCTATTTGACCACTACGACTTCGAGGAGGATTGACAGCATGAGTGAGTGGATCAGCGTCAAGGAGAGGTTGCCGGAGGAAAAGCAGAGAGTTATCGTGCGTTGTGAGCGCATTGGAACATCTGTAGGTTGGATTTTGTGGGGTGAATGGATGACGGATATTGGGCCCAGTGCGGGTAAAATCACCCACTGGATGCCACTCCCAGACCCGCCGAAGGAGGGATAGCCCGTGAACGAGTTCCCGGAGAGGCTGAGAAGGTTAAGAGAAGAGAAAAGACCAGTCAAAAGCATGGTGACGGTTTCGGAGCTATGCGGACTACCGAGTGGTGCGGTAAGAAAGTATGAGCGTGGGGAGGCGCGTCCTAATATGGCGGCCTTGATTGCGTTGGCTGACTACTATGAGGTAAGTTTGGACTACTTAACCGGACGAACAAATTTTAGGTAAAATTTTTTAAATTGTCCTTTTTTGGACAGCAAAGAAAGAATCTTACTTTAGAATGGGAGTGTGGGAGCGTATGCCCCTGCGCTCCCATTCCCCTTCCTCCTTCACACGGATGGGGTGGCGTCGGTGCATCTGCCGCCACCCCCTCTGTGTGCAATATGCCGCCGGTCGAACACCACCCCACTATTCGGGGCATGAGGGGTCGCGCCCCTCTGGCGGCGAATGGCTGTGGAGAGACACTATACCGGGTAGCCTAGAGCGTCTGACGGCCCCGGAGAAGGGACATGACGCCCGCCTGTCATGGAGGCGGAAGCGGTGGCAGCTATGACCTGCACCGGTGTGCCGACACATAGAAAGCGGCTGCGCCCGGCGGAGCGTGTAGAGACGGAATCCGCCTTATATACGGCCATAAAGGAATGGGTAGAGCGGTGTATGCCGTTGCAGCAGTTCGAGTCTGCTGATGGCCTCCAGAGGCCGGGTAGCGCCCGGATGATCTGAGCGTAGCGCAAGCCCTCAGAGAGAATGACAATGCCTGCTGAAAACTGCGTCTGTATGCGAGACTGGCTGCCGGTCGCTCCGGTGTTGCGGCACAGGCGTGTGATAATCTAAGCGGGAAGCGCACAAAAAGTTGCAAAAATGGGATGGTGTAAAGTGAGTGGTGTACTCATAATCATTGCAGAACTTATCTGCCTTGTTCTTATGGTTGTAAATGCTTATTTAGCTTTCAAAGCAAAGCAGAAAGACGACCTTAATGGAATGGTTTGGAATTTGGCATTTATGATCCTAATGAGCACTTGTATTAGATAACCAAAAATATGCCGAGTGCTGTAGCAGAAGCGCCTGCGGCGGCCCGTTACGTCGCGGACGTGTGGCGGCTCAATGCCGCCTCTCGGCTCCAGAAGGAGATATTTATGCTTAGAAGAATTTGCAATTACTTCCGCGGGTGCTAATGCAAGCACGAATTTGATATGCCGCGCCTATCCGCATGAGGCGGGCGGTGGCACCAAAACTGGAGTGATAACCACAATGGGAGATCCATTTGAACTGCTCAGACATGCACAGACAGCATACAATAACGACTTACGCCCTTGGGAACAGTCAAAAGAATACTGGGATAGACTGAAAAAGTTTTGCGATTACTCAGAGCGCTGGAGAAAAGAACAAGAGAAAGACATCGTATGGCCAAAGCCAAAAGACGTAGGGGTAGTTCGTAAAGGAACGACGGAATGGGACGTGTTCCATGAGCTGTCAATGAAGCGGCTCAAGAGAAATGGGATTCATTTGTGAACATAACACCGGGCGGTTCGGTGGGGCAGCGGTTGCTGGACAACAAGGGCCAGCCATTGGAAGAGGCCGAACTAAAATAATAATGCTGTCAGACCCGCGGAAAGCCTGACCAAACCCGCAGCATACCCCGAAAGGGGTATCTATGCCCCCAAAAGCGCACGAGCTGGAGAGGGCAAAAAAGCCGCCCCCGGAGGGGCGGCAGGATTAGCTCAGAATTTCTTTCAGTTTGTCCAAATTCCCGGCATTGGGGCTGACCTTGCCGCTCTCCCAGCGGGATATCACGGCCTGGTTAACGTCCATCGCATCCGCAAGCTGGGCTTGAGTCAAGCCTTTGGCCTTTCTGGCGGCGGAAATATCAAACTCGACAGACGCAAGGGGGCGCTTGCCTTTACCGGCAAAATAGCCTAACTGCCAAGCCCCCTGCATTTCAAGGGGCTGGAACTTTTCAGACCCTCCCTCCACGGGCGGGTCAATGCTGGTGATCTCGCAAAGCGCCTCAGCAACCTGCCGGTCGAGATCCCTCTTTAGGAGGCCAAGCCTGTGAGCATCAGAAATGACTCTGGCGAGTGCTGTATACGGGCGCTGAGCGGCAAGGGTGAGATCCCCTCCGATCTCCTGCGGATATGCCGCCGCGTTGAGCCGACCGAACACCCAGCCAAACACGTATGCTTCTCTGTTTGTCATCAGCAACCGACCTCCTTGAAATAACGGTATTCCATTTCGTCATAAACATTGACCTTGATCTCAACCTTGCTGTCAGGATACTGGGAGGCATAACGAGCGGCACAATCCTCGGCTCCCTTCTTGTCGTCCATATAAGCACCCATCATCCAGCCGTCTTTGCAAACGCAATATTCATAGTGTTTCATGACTTTACCTCCTATATTGTTCCTTTTACTTTTTATGACTTAATTATATCATAAAATATGATATTGTCAATACATATTTTGAAAAATATTTGCCGCCCCGCAGTTGCAGGAGACGGGGGTGGCTATCAACTCACACGGGTGTATCGCTTAACAGGCTGTGACGGCTGGCCGTATCCGAGCCAGCGCTCGACAGTAGGCGGCGATGTAGCAAAGTCTAGCAAATGCTAGCAAACCGGGAGAGAGAAAAAGAAAGAAAACCGCCCCCTTTTTCCCCCTCTTCCTTCCCCCCTATAACCCCCTATCTATTATCCCCTATAATCCCCCAGAAAAGAAAGAAAAAGAGAGAGCGCGCTCTATCGGTGGCGGTGGGGGAATTTGAAGACTCTACTTAGGCGAGAAGTGGTGACATGGCTGCACGGCTGACGGACAGGCAAAAAAAGAAAATTGTGGCTGATTATCTGGAGACCGAGAGCTATAACGCTACGGCGAAAATCAATGGGGTTTCCAAAGATACCGTTAAGCGTGTTGTGTTAGGTTGCGAAGGATTCGCCCAAAAGGCGCAACAAAAAAAGAAGCAGAACACGCTTGATATGTTGGCCTTTATGGATTCCCGCAAAGAGAAGATGCAGGAAGCGATCGACCTGCACCTAATGGCGCTGACAGACCCAGAAAAGATAAGCGATGCCGGGTTGTCTCAAATCGCCACTTCTTTCGGGATTATCGTTGACAAGGCCACAAAGAACACAGCCAGCGGGAACGACAGTTTGAATAAACTGGACGGGCTGTTGAAGGAGTTCAGAGATGCTGTTAAGTCCGAAACAAACTGAATTTGTCCGAGAGGGGCATCACCGCTGGAACTTTAAGGGAGGGGCTACTCGATCGGGGAAAACATACCTTGATTTTCGGTGGATTATCCCAATCCGCATCCGGGAGCGTGTCGGCAAGGACGGGCTGACGGTCATTCTTGGCGTCACAAAGTCCACCATTGAGCGGAATGTGCTTGAGCCTATGCGAACGATCTATGGTGATGCTCTTGTTGGCACAATCTCCAGCGACAATACGGCGTGGATATTTGGAGAAAAGTGCTACTGCCTTGGAGCTGAAAAGGTTTCCCAGGTCTCGAAAATCCGCGGCGCGTCCATCAAATACTGCTACGGCGACGAGGTGGCAGACTGGAGCCAGGAAGTCTTTGAACTGCTGAAAAGCCGCCTGGATAAAGCGTATTCATGCTTTGACGGTACGTACAATCCACAGGGACCGAATCATTGGCTAAAAGCGTTCCTGGACAGCAAGGCGGATGTTTTCAGCCAAACGTACACAATTGATGATAATCCGTTTCTCCCAGAGGCTTTTGTGGAGAACCTAAAGCGGGAGTATCGAGGAACGGTTTTTTACGACCGTTATATTTTGGGACGGTGGGCGCTGGCCGAGGGACTAATCTACCCCATGTTTGGCGAGAGCAACATCGTGGACGAGGAACCGCCGGCGGGCCGGTATTATATATCCGTGGACTATGGAACGCTCAACCCATTTTCCGCCGGCCTTTGGTGCGTGACAAAGCAAGGGGCTGTCCGAATCAAGGAGTATTATTACAGCGGGCGTGGGACGCAGAAGCAGCTGACTGATGAAGAATACTACCAGGCGATACGGGAACTGGCAGACGGCTATAACGTGGACTATGTGGTCATTGACCCGTCGGCGGCGTCTTTCATCACTACGGTATTCCGACACAATGAGTTCCATGTGGTCAAAGCGAACAATGACGTAATGGACGGGATACGGCGCACTTCCGTCTATCTCAAAAGCGGGGAACTTAAAATACACCGCCAGTGTAAAGACGCCATCCGAGAATTTGGCCTATACCGATGGGACGAGGAATCCACTGTGGACAAGGTCATCAAGGCAGACGACCACGCCATGGATGATATACGATATTTCGCAAACACTATTCTGGTCCGGTATTTCCCGGTAATGAGGTGAGAAAGTGACTATCATCGACAAACTCAAAGAGCTGGGCTTTGCCACCGTCAGCGCGGGCTTTTACGGCAAGGTTCTGGAGTGGAAGTCCTGGTATGAGGGAGACGTGAAGGAGTTCCACCGATATCGGGTGCGCAACGGGGCCGGGATGGTGAGCTGCAAGCGGTACAGTCTCAACATGGGGAAGAAGATTCCTGAAGATTGGGCTAATCTGCTTATGAATGAGCGGGTTGAAATCACTCTGGATGGCACAAAGGAGCAGGAGTTTATTGACCGGGTTCTGAATGAGAACAACTTTCGCGTGCGCTCCAATGAGATGCAGGAAATGGCCTTCGCTCTTGGCACGGTGGCTTTTATTCCCCGTGTAGTGGGCATGGAGGCCACGGAAGCAGGGCCGATTCCAGGAAGCGCCACCGATATAATTATCGACTATGTTACGGTAGAGCATATTTGGCCCCTGTCCTGGCAGAATGGCGTCATTACTGAATGTGCCTTTGACAGTATCGTCAACGTAAACGAGGATGATTATTGCTATCTGCAAATTCACCGGAAGGTGGACGGTCTGTACGACATTGAGAATCGGTTGTATACATATCGGAACCATAACGTGGATACTGAGGTTCCGCTGACCTCAGTGAAGGGGTTTGAGCGGGTGCCGCCCGTGGTCCACACCGGCAGCGACCGGCGGCAGTTTGTCATTGATCGGCCAAACATCGCCAACAACTTCGATTACTCTATCCCGCTCGGGATTTCGGTATACGCCAACGCCATCGACAGCATGAAGGGCGTAGACATCGCCTTTGACAGCTATGTCAATGAGTTTGTGCTCGGGAAAAAGCGGGTTATGGTCAAGCCGTCCGCGCAGAAGTATTTGGATGGCGAGCCGGTCTTTGACCCTGATGACCTTGCCTATTATATGCTGCCGGAGGACATCGAGGGCGGGAACATCATCCAGCCTATCGACATGAACCTGCGAACGGCGGAACACACCCAGGGCGTGCAGACACAACTTAATCTGCTGTCCAGCAAATGCGGCTTTGGGGAGACGTACTACCGCTTTGACAGTGGGAACATCACCACGGCCACCCAGGTCATCAGCGAGAATAGCACCATGTTCCGCACCATCAAGAAGCATGAAATTATCTTGGAACAGGCTATTACAGAGCTGTGCCATATCATTCTTCGGATTGGGAATGCGGCTATGAACAAAGGCCTGAACGAAGAAGCAAAAGTGACCATTGACTTTGATGACTCCATCATCGAGGACAAGACTACGGAGCGAAACAACGACAGACAGGATCTGGCTGCGGGAATCATGAACGACTGGGAGTACCGCATGAAGTGGTACAACGAGGACGAGGCCACGGCAAAGAAGATGCTGCCAAAGATGGAAGATTTGACGGACGAGGGAGAGGAGGAAATTGAGTAGTGGGCGGTAGAGGAAGTGCGGGCGGCGTTTTTTTGGGCGAGAAACAATATAGGCGCTTAGAAGATAGCGCCCAGCGAAATGACGCAATTCAAAACGGAATTCGTGCAAGAGCGAGGTACTATGAATATACGGACAGTACCGGGAAAGTTCATCGGGGAGAAACGGGAGCAAATACCCCCGGCGGCACATATCGTGCAGCTTATAATGAGCAAATTGCAGCATATTCTCGGCAAAGCACACAATCTCTTGAAAAAGAGCGCGAAACTCTGAAAAGAACATCGAACGACCAATACCAAAGATTTGCGAGGAGTGCCGCAAGTAAAAGCGCTTCTCAGGTTAGAGGATTTGCGGATGCGGACGCAAAAATCAGAATGATTGACCAAATTCTAAGCCGAAGGCGCAGGAATAGGAAATGACTAACTTTGAAAACCTTGATAAGTTTATGTTTCCCGGCGTTGGTCGCTATGACATCCCGCAAATAGAGCCGGTAACGGCATATCCGCAAGGCGATTTTATACCCATGAATTACGCCAACAGTGCAAAAGGACCAGCGAGCAAGATTGTCCATTGTTTCGTTGACGATTACCAGTTCACCCGCTATTGGAACCGTCCAGATGACTACATAAAGAAGTTATCTCAATTTGCGGCGGTGTGCTCCCCGGACTTCTCAACATACACGGATATGCCGCTTGCAATGCAGATATACAATCACTACCGCAAGCACTGGCTTGCGGCATATTGGCAGTTGCATGGTATCACAGTATATCCGACGATTAGTTGGAGTGATGAAGATAGCTACGAATGGTGCTTTGACGGTGAGCCGGTTGGCGGAGTTGTGTCTGTTTCAAGCGTAGGCACACAACGGAGCAAGGAAAGCAAGCGTCTTTTTCTCCGTGGGTATGAAGAGATGATGAAACGGTTGGAGCCGTCATGGGTCATTTTTTATGGACATGTCCCAGAAGAGTGCGACTGGAATGTAATTCGGGTTGCGCCTCATTATGACGAAATCGTGAAACGGAGGAAAGCGCATGAAATATCCGTTTCAACCGGAAGTTCTTGACGCCTTGCCCGAAGAGCTGGCGGAGCTGTACCGCTCTCTTGAACTGACACTCCTTGAGGAAATATGCTCCCGATTAAAGATGGCCGGGCAGCTGAACGAGGTCACGGTACAGGATATACGGGCACTCCGCTCCCATGGCATTGACCTAAAGGGCATAGAAAAGGCCATCCAGCGCACCGCAAACATCAGCCAGCGGGACTTGCAAAAGCTCTTGGACGACGTGGCGGAGCGGAACCAGCGGTACTACCAGGAGGTTATGGACATTGCGGGTGTAACTGCACCGGAAACACTGGTTAGCATCGAGGACACATGGGCTATCTACGAGCAGACCAAACAGACATTCCATAACATGACCGGCTCTATGGGCTTTCTGGTGGACAACGGGCGGACGATGCTTCCCACGGCCAGGGCCTATCAATGGGCGCTGGATAACGCTGAAATGCAGATCACGAGCGGGGCCATCTCTTACAATCAGGCCATCAAAAGCGCCGTCAAACAGCTTGCGGACAGTGGTATCAAGATCGTGGATTATGAGAGCGGACACCGAGACCAAATCGACGTGGCAGCCCGCAGGGCGGTGATGACAGGCGTATCCCAGATCTGTGCCAAGTACACGGAGCAGAGCGCAGAGTATCTGGAAACACCTTATTTTGAAGTGTCCGCCCACATCGGGGCTCGGGACAAGGGTGTTGGCTGGCAAAACCACAAGGCATGGCAGGGCCGGGTGTACTCCGTAAGGACCGGAGACAAGTATCCGAGCATTTATGAGGTGTGCGGGCTTGGCTATGTGGACGGCTTGGAGGGTGCAAACTGCCGTCATATCAGGACTGCCTTTGTGGATTGTGTGATGGAGCGAACATATACCGACGAAGAACTTGCTCACATAGACGATGGGCACGACGTGGATTTTGAGGGAAAGCACTACACAGCTTATGAGGCCACACAGAAACAGCGGCAGGTCGAGCGAACTATCCGCAAGCTGAAGCGAGAACAGACCGCATACAAGGCCGCAGGACTGACGGAGAACTACCAGGCGGTGACTACCCGTATCTGGAGACTGAATCAGGAATACAAGGCGTTCAGCGAGGCGGCGGGGCTACCGTTACAAAGAGAAAGAATGCAGGTTCAATATCCGGAAGAGCTAACCAGCATAAAACAATTTTCCGGTCTGGAATCATATCAAGGGAACATAAAAATTGTCGGTAAATTCTCTTCCAGACAATATCAGGTGCAGCTTGACCCGCCGCAGATTAGCGGCGTGACAGACCACTTTGCAAATAACCTTACGATGAAACCGGATAGATCTGCATTGACGATTGAAGCGTCGCAGAGTATCATAAATAACAGCAGGTTAGTTTTGTATCAGACTGACCGGAATACATTGAAATTCTTGGCAGATAGCGGTTATGTAGTTTTAAGCGTTGACGGGAAGATTGTAACAGCGGTCCCGGAAAAGCTGAGAAAGAAGTATCGGGACTATTTGGAGGGGAAATGATATGGCGAAAAATCACAATGATAAATGCGTTTGCCCTCTGTTTGGGCGAGAAATCCTATATGGAGAGTGCTATGAGGTCCAAGAAGTTCGGGAGGACGAGATGGACATGGAGCTTGCAATAGAGCCGTTTGACGTAGATAAAGCAAATGAAGTCTGCGAGAAGTGCAAGTGGTATGTTGTGGGGGGCAGCACGTGATAAAAGAAATTAACGGGAAAACATGGTATTGCTGCCCGTACTGCGGGAAAGCTCTTTTCCCGGTTCGACCGGATACCAAAGTAGAACACATGCCGTTTCGATGCAAGGCATGTAAGCACGACATGGAAGTAAATATCGCATAGAGCCAAGAGCCTGTGAGCCAAGAGCCATCAGTTTCCGAGGATTCCTCGGTGGTTGATGGCTCTTTTTGTTTTGCCGAGAGGCGTAAAACCGCAGGGCGACGGCCCTGACAATAAACGGAGGTAACTACCATGAGCGAACCTATCAATAATCCCACTCCGGCTCCTGCGCCGGAGCACGCCCCTGCGAAGACCTTCACGCAGGAGGAAGTGGATGCCATGATCGGCAAGCGGCTTGCGAAAGCCATGAAGGGTATGCCCAGCGAAGAAGAGCTGACCGCCTACCGCACCTGGAAGGACGGGCAGGCCGGAGAGAAAGAACGCTGGGACAAGCTGACTGGCGAGAGGGATACTCTCTCCGGAAAGCTGACAACCGCAGAAGCGGAGAGAGACCAGTTGAAGCGTGAGTTGTATGTCCTGAAAAAGGGCTTGACCGGCGAGGAGGCGGAGTTCATCGCTTTCAAGGCAGGGAAGATGGTGGACGACAAGACCACCTTTGAGCAGGCCGTGGACGCGCTTACCGCCGACCGCAAGAAGACTTCTTTTGACTGGACTGCTCCAGTGGGCGGAGGGAAGACAAAAACAGGAGAAAACGATGTAATGAACGCCCTGATCCGGGGCGCACTGAAATGAAAGGAGAACATAAATGGCAGTTGACATTATCGATAGAAGCAAACTTTCTGGGCTTATCCCTGAGCCCGTAACCCGTGAAATTATCCAGGGGGCCGTAACGGAGTCCGCTGTGCTGCGGATGGCCCGTCGGCTGCCCAACATGACCAGTAAGACACAGATCCTCAATGTTCTGGACGCACTGCCCACCGCCTACTTCGTCAATGGTGAGTCAACCACCGGAGCGTCCGACTCCAAGGCTTCGCTGAAAAAAACCACAAACATGGCTTGGGACAAGAAAAAAATTTACGCTGAGGAAATCGCGGTTATCGTCCCCATTCCAGAAGCGGTGTTGGATGATAGCGATTACGATATCTGGGGCGAGGTTCGGCCTAGACTCCAGGAGGCATTCGGAAAGGTCATCGACGCCGCTATTCTGTACGGCACGGACAAGCCGACTTCTTGGCGTGATGGCCTTGTCCCTTCGGCCACTACCGCGAGCGCTGTTGTGACCGCTACCAGCGATATTTTCAAGGACATCATGGGTGAGGGTGGCGTGATTGCCAAGGTGGAGGAGAGCGGTTATATCCCCAACGGCGTGATGGCTGCCATTCAGATGCGCGCCAAGCTGCGCGGCCTTGTGGACAAGAACGGCCAGCCCATTTTCAAGACCGATATGCAGGGAGATACCCGCTACGCGCTGGACGGCATGAGCATGTACTTCCCCGTGAACGGCGCTTACGACCCGGAGGAATCTTTGGCTATCGTGGGTGACTGGAGCCAGTTGGTCTATGCCATCCGACAGGACATGACCTTTAAGATTTTCGATAGCGGCGTGGTGCAAGATCCCACCACTGGCAATATCCTTTATAACCTGATGCAGAACGACATGGTGGCCCTCCGCGCCGTCATGCGGCTGGGCTGGGAGATTCCCAACCCCATCAACGCCTTCAACGTCGGCAATGAGAACGCCTTCCCTTTTGCTGTTTACGCACCGGAGGGGGGTTAATAGGGTCTGACACTTTAACGCTATTCCCCAGCGGTCAGGCCCTATTGGGGAAACAGGTTTCCGAGCTTGTGGGTGATGACCTGAAGGTTTATGCGAGTGGCGCTGTAACGGGCACATTTCATTATGTGACCAACTACACCGAGTTCAGCGACGCCCCGGACGAGCAGAGCGGGTATTATTTCCCATTTCACCTGACAAAGACCGGGACAAAGATGACCTTCAAGAAAAATGGCTCTCCTACAAAGGAAGACATCCTGTTTGACGCGGACATTGTCTTCCGGGTGACCAAGGATGATACCTTCGAGGTGCTTGTTGATGATTCCAGCGTAGTGAAATTTAGTTTCACTGGGGCGACGTTTGAGCCGCAGGCTAAGACGAAAGCCCGTGCGAAGAAGTAAGGGGGCGGCCTGATGGCTTACGCAGATTATGAGTATTACACTGCTGCGTATCTAGGCACGGCTATCCAAAGGGCTGACTTCCCTCGTCTGTCCCTGCGTGCAAGTTCCTTTCTGGACTACTACACGCAGGGCCGGGCGGCTCAAAACAAAGAGCTGGACGCAGTAAAGATGGCTTGCTGCGCCGTGGCAGAACAGTACCAGAGCATCGACCTTGCCCAGCAAGCGGCCCTGAATGCCCTTAAAAACTCCGCAAATGCTGGAGAGACTGGAGAGTTGAAAAGCCAGAGTGTGGGTAGCTGGTCCAAGACCTACCGAAGCGGCGGTGAAAGTGCCCAGCAGGCCGCGACAGCGGCGCAGGCGGCACAAACACATCTTGCATCTGTTGCAGCGCAGTATTTAGCCGGTACGGGCCTTCTATACCGTGGAAGGGGGTGCGGCTATGGACATGTTCCCCCATGTTGTGACGGTCTATAACACCTACGTTGAGACGGACCCTTCCACTCTTGAGGAGACCACAGCAAACCACATCACTGTCCTACGGGGAGTCCTTCTGGATGCCTCCAAGGGTTCCAATGTAACCAAGAGCGGGCTGGAAAAAGCGGATGCAGTCAACCTGTACATTCCGTTTTCGGTTGAGGCGGTAGACGGCGTTACAGGCATCCAAAGAAAGTATGTCGGGCCAGTCGAGTTCTGGAAAGCAGATGATAAAAGCGACCTATGGACGCTCTCTGTGGCCCGTGATAGCTTTTTCATCAAGGGTGAGGCTATACACCCGGACTGGACGGTACAGACCATAGAGGCAGCCTACGACGGTGTGTACGATATTACTAAAGTCGATGAAAAGGATTTCGGCGGTGAAATGGCTCATTGGGAAGTTGGTGGGGTTTAATGCTGAAATTCAGTTTCCGCGCCGAAGGGCTGGAGGCAATCAGGGACAAGTTGGATGAGGAGTGCACCAAAGCGGAGCATACTGTGGCACTCCAGGTGCGGAAGGACACATCACCATATGTTCCGATGCTTACCGGATCATTGGACAAACGGACGCGGGTAGATGGTTCAGAAGTGATTTACCCAGGCCCATATGCACGCTACTTATATTTTGGAAAACTAATGGTAGACCCGGCTACAGGTAGCAGTTATGCATCAAAGGGCACAACAAAGGTCTTGACTGACAAAAACCTTGTATTTAATACAGCATCACATGCGCAGGCACAATCCCATTGGTTCGAAGCCAGCAAGGCCGAGAATTTGGATAACTGGATTCGGACGGCGGATAAGGCGGTGAAACGTGGACTCTGAGAAAAAAGAGAAACCCCGCATGCTGGCGGCGACAGAAGAAGTGGATAAAATCTCCCGCTCCATGCTGGTGTGGACCAATACCTTCCCGGAAAAGCCGGTGGACATCATTAAATATGAGTTTCTGTCCGCTGACCAGGGAGACGAGGCCGGTATGGCATTGTCTACCATCCAGGGGACCTATATCACAAAGCGGTTCATCCTGGGCGGCTATCAGGCGGAGTACCAATTCAAACTAATTTATCGTATTAAGCCTGGGCGCAGCAACGACAAGCGCCTGGAGGCTGACGAGCTACTGAACCACTTCGGTGACTGGGCGAGAAAAAATCTTCCTGATTTGGGAGACGAGATTCGGGCGCTCCGAGTTGAGCCCACCACACAATCCTCTAAATTTGCCGCTTATGAGGACGGTTATGAAGACTACCAGATTTTGATGAAACTGACATATGAAGTTGGCGTTTGAAAGGAGAAAAACAATGCCTGAGTCTGATTTGACTTTTAATACTACGCCGGGCCAGACCGTAGGCCGTGAAATGTTAATTGCTTACCTAAACACTGGAGAGAGCTCTACGCCTACGTGGTCTCCCATCGGTAAGCGTGTAGAGGACAGTTCAGCCGAATACGACTGGCAAACAGAAACCAAAGTTGATATTTTTGGAAATACCTATACCAACGGGAAGAAACCAACCATTACACAAACCTTTGACCCATGTGAGTTGGATGCAGATGACGCAGCACAGGAAAAAATCTGGAACCTTGCTATCAAAGATCAGAACGTGAACGCTTTGATGAATCAAGATATGCTTATTGTCCATCTGTATGCGGGGACGGCCGGAACAGCGGTATTTGCTGAAAGATACTCCTCATGCTCTATTTTGCCGTCCGGGCTCGGTGGTGAAGGCGGTGGCACAATTGGGATGCCAATTGATGTTACATATGGCGGCACTAGAACTGTTGGTACAGCATCGATTAGTTCTGGAACTGTGAAATTCACACCGGGAACCGTGGAGGTTTAACTTATGAAGGAACTGAATTTTGACTCCGGCCTTGTTACATATTCTTTGAATGGCAAGTGCGAGGTGTCGTTCAACCCCACTGACAGCAACTTCGTTGAGCGGCTGTACTCCGCTTTTGAGGATCTGGACAAGAAGCAGGAGAGCTACAAAGCACAGATCGAGAAGATGGTGGACAAGAAGGAAATCTTCGAGTTTGCCAAAGAGCGGGACGCTGAAATGCGCGGCATTATTGACGGCGTGTTCGAGGCCCCTGTGAGCGAGTCTGTCTTCGGCGGCATGAATGTCTATGCCATTGCCAACGGGCTCCCTGTCTGGTGCAACTTGATGATGGCGGTCATGGATGAGATTGATACCACTTTCACCAGAGAGCAGAAGCTTACTAACCCGCGCATCAGCAAGTACACAGCGAAATACCAGAAGTATCAGAAGAAGTAACCAAAGGAGCACGCCATGAGCTATGGACTTCCAAAAAGCGTGGATATAGACGGGCAGGAGTTTGCTATCCGCTATGATTATCGGGTTATCCTCGACATTTTCGAGGCCATGAACGACCCCGATTCCAGCGAGGAAGACCGGGCCCTTGACGTGCTCCAAATCTTCTATGTGGATTTTGACGAGCTGACCGACTATGACGCGGCCATGAAAGAGGTTTTTCGATTCATCAACGGCGGCGAGGAGCCACGGAAGCAGAAAGGCCCCCACCTTGTGGACTGGCCTATGGACTTCCCCCGCATCATTGGCCCTATCAACCGTGTGCTGGGCTATGAAGCCCGCGCTGTGGACTACGACATCGAAACCAACACGGGCGGCATCCACTGGTGGACTATCCTCGCGGCCTATGCGGAAATAGGGGACTGCCTCTTTGCCCAGATCGTCCGCATCCGCGACAAGAAGGCAAAGGGCAAGCCGTTGGACAAGTCTGACAGGGAGTTCTACCGAAAGAACCGTGACATTATCGACATCAAGCAGACTTACAGCGAGGCGGAGAATGACCTTGTAAAGATTTGGACAGGGGGATAACCTCCGGTTAACTGCACCTTGAAAACTTCATATTGAGATAGCGGAAATATTTTTGGAAAACCTCTTGACTTTCTGTGTACACGCTATATAATAAATGTGTACACAGAAAGAAGGTGATAAAATGTCGCCCCGTACAGGCAGACCAAAGGCCGAAAACCCGAAAGATATACAGTTAAAAATCAGAGCCGACAAACAAACGATTGAAGACTTAGATTTTTGCTGTGAGAAGTTGGACAAAACAAGAAGTGATATTATCCGGCTTGGTATCCAAAAGGTTAGGTCTGAGGTAGAAAAATAGAGTGCTGGCGGGCCTAGCAAGCAACACCAACACTCTACATCACCAGAGGTCTCCCACTGGATAAATCCATTCTATCACAGTGGGAGCCTCTAATCAATATGAAAAGAGGTTTTCCATATGAACGAGAAAAACACTCTTCAAGAATTGCTTAACCAGTTGACTAACAACGAGCATTGGGTCAAGCGTATTGCCGCCGCCTATCTGGGTGTAAGGGCCGAACAGGTGGTTATCGCGGTGAAAGGCGGTGATGCGGAATGAGGCCAGAAATGATTCAGTTGCGTGATTCGGTGGAAGAATCAGCAAACGACCTAAACCAGATTTGCAGTACAATGGAAATCCTGCTTGCCAGTATGTACGAGTCCAGCGAGGAAGCGAATCCAGTGAGGGAGGCTATGGCGCTCCTTTGGAAAAACACCATTGAAGTGCGTGACCGTTTGCTTGGGAGCTGCATAGATTCTGGATTCAGTTGGAAGGAGACGACCGCATGAACGAACTTAAAGTTTTTAATTTCCACGACATAGATGTAGTTGATAGTCGGGACGTGGCTGAAATGGTTGGAAGAAATCATAACGAGCTTTTGAAAAGTATTCGGACCTACCAGCAGTATTTAGCCGAGGGGAACTTCGCCCACGGCTCTTTCTTCATTGAAAGCAGCTACATGGATGGAAACAACCAAGAACGGCCCAGCTATTTAATCACCAAAAAGGGCTGTGACATGATTGCAAACAAAATGCAAGGCAAAAAAGGCGTACTGTTTACAGCGGCCTACGTCACGGCCTTTGAGAAGATGAACGAGCAGTTAAAATCACCCGCCCGCATTGCCCCGGAGGTATCTCCCAACGCCATTGCAAACCTGATCCGAATTACCCGTCGAGTGATGCTGGACATGGGCAGTACGCCCCAGGAGGTGGGCGCTATGACAAGAGACGTATTCGCAACCTGGAACATCCCGGTCCCGGTTTCCTTTAACCGTCAAATCACTGGGCAGATGTGCTTGCCTGGGATGGATGGAACAAAAGAACTGACGGCATAAAAAAGCCCCCGCTATCTCGATATGAGGTAGCGGGGGCTCTTATAACTAATTAATATCTTCCCTGTGAATTGTAAAGTGCTGTTTGCTGTCTCTGGCACTTCCAAGATCGATATAAGATGTTTGAAATTCCTCCCAATCGTCTGGAAGTTCCCATACAACATGCCCGACAATTTCCATACCAGGAGAAACAGCACCAACAAATACCACCGCATCATCTACGGTGCCAACAACGACCTTCGGCAACACCTTTCGCCCATCGGCGTAAGCATTAAAGCCAATGTTTGCTACATTTTGAACATTTTCCGTTGTGTTCTTTGCAGAAAAGATTACACACAATAGCCCCTTTCCTGAATCTTCCGGCTCTATTGTGCCGAGCGATGTTTCAAGAGCGGTTGTCCATTTTATATCCACAATCGACAGGTCAAATCGGTCTGCATTTAGCGTTGCATCAATGCCGACACTGTTTTCATCTATTTTCTCGGATGGTTCTGGCTGCTGTGTCTGCTGGTTGACAAGTTCGTTTTGCGCTGGCCCATTAGAACCAGAATTTGATGGTTTAGCAGTACGGCTGCCAAAGGTAATGGCAACAGCCGAAAGAACAGCGGCAATAATTACAACGGCGAATAGAACATTGTTTTTAACCCGTCTATTCCGATTTGTTTGGTTGTTTTCTGTATCAAATACGGCTGCCTGCGGCGTATTTGTTGCGTATTCGCTCTCAACTACGAGGTGTGATCCAGATATTGCTGTGTTTACAATTTTTGAAGTGTCATCCGGCGATACGAGGATTGAAATTGAACAGTCGATTTTACGCCCCTTTTGGAACGAAAGCGTATGGGGTCCATCTTGAGCGTATGCAGAAACGGTTGTGCCGTTTCTTAAAATCCCAACCACTTTGTCATCCAAAAGCACCGTGAAGTCAACAGCGCATCCCCACGGCGATTTTTCTCTTGTAATAATGATTTCTTTGTACCCTTCCAATGTAAATCTCTCCTATCAAGGTGGTGTTTAATGTGGCCGCTGACGGCTCCATCGTCATTGAAACCAATATTGACAATAAGAAAGCACAAAAAGAGCTGAATCAGCTTGCTAAGAAAATCCAATCGCTTGAAGATCAACTTACGTCCAAAAAGCAGGGGAGGTTTCCTTTAGTAGAAAACCTCAACGTTGTAAATGCGGAGTTGGAGGAGGCCAGGAAGCAGTTATCCATGCTCCAGGACGAACAGAATGCTATCAATGCCGCCATGAAACCTGGTTCGTCCGCTGATGACTATATGCGTGCCTATTCTGACAGGCCTATGGTCGATTCCAAATTGAAAAAGCAACAAGAAAAGGTTGACGCAATTGAGAAAGAGTGGAGGCAGGCTGAAAAAGCGCTTTCAGATTATGATTCCAAAATTTCTGGCTTAGAAGGAAAGTTGAACCTGGCAAAAGAGGAAGCCGGAGGGCTCCAGCAGAACATGGCAAAGTCCGGCCCTGCCGCCGCCAAAATGGCAAAATCAGTAGATAGAGCGCAAAAGAGCGCAAGCAAATTTTCCTCTCGCATGCGTGAAGTTATCAGAAGTGCGCTTGTATTCACGGTCATTACACAAGGTCTTGCGAAGTTCCGTGAATGGATGGGGAAAGTCATCAAAACAAATGACGAGGCTAGAGCATCTATTGCACGTCTAAAAGGGGCTCTCCTGACACTCGCTCAGCCGATGATTGAGGTCATTATACCAGCATTTACAAGTTTTGTCGATATGTTGGCCCGTATAATTTCAATGGCCGCCCGGATTACTGCTGCGCTTTTTGGTACAACAGCAGAGAAAGCTGCGGACTCCGCTGAAAATCTGTATGAGGAAACAGAAGCACTTGAAAAAACGGGTGAGGCTGCGGAGGAAGCTGGGAAGTCGCTCGCCTCTTTTGATGAAATCAACCAGCTTTCAGGGAGCAGCAATAAAAGCGAAAATCAGGCACAACAGGACCAATCAATCGAGCCAGATTTCTCTATTGTAAAAACCAGTATTCAGGATGCCCTTTCGGCCATCCTTGAGCTACTTACTGGTGCTGCACTCCTTGCAATTGGTGCAATTCTTGTATTTACAGGAGCAAGTATCCCGGTCGGACTCGCCTTGATGGTAGCTGGTGCGCTTGCTATTGTGGATGCTGTTACATCGAATCCAGAAGCTATAAAGGCGTTATTACAAGGAGGGCTTGGTGAGGCCCTTTCTATTATCGGGCCTCTGGTTGCCGTGATTGGCGTTCTTTTGGTTGTTACGGGACATATTCTTATTGGCATTTCGTTAATCATTATGGGCGCAGCAATTTGGGCTACGGGGGCGGCATCTGGCGACGAAGGAGACTTTATCCAAAATATTTTAACAAGACTTTCGGAGGCGGCCGCAGTCATTGGTCCCCTGATTGCCGTTTTAGGTGTTTTTCTTGTCATCACTGGACACATCCTACTTGGTGTGGCGTTTATTATCGCTGGAGCAGCCCTTTGGGCCGTCGGTAAAGCCGCAGGCGATGAGGGGGATTTTGTTGAAAACATAAAAACAAGACTTTCGGAGGCGGCTGTAGTAGTTGGCCCCCTGATCGCGGTTCTTGGTGTTCTCCTTGTAATCATGGGGAATATCTTAATGGGTATTTCCTTCATTATTGCAGGTGCGGCGATTTGGGCCGTTGGTAAAGCCGCTGGCGACGAAGGAGACTTTATCCAAAATATTTTAACAAGATTGCAAGAAGCGGCGGCGGTTATCGGGCCTCTGATTGCTATAATCGGCGTAGTATTGCTCGTGACGGGAAGCATCCTTAAAGGTCTTGCGCTCATTGTAATCGGCATTGCGCTCTGGATGGTAGGAAACAATTACACCATACAGTGGTCTGCATTAATAGACACAATTGTTCCGGCATTGCAAAGAGCGGCAGAGGCTATTGGTCCATGGGTTGCAATTATTGGCATAGTCCTTCTTGTTGCTGGGCAGATCCTGCTTGGTATAGGATTAATCGTTCTTGGTATTGCTATATTTGCGTTTGGGAAAATGGATATGGATGGCGGCGAATCGCTAATTGATACTATCGTTTCTGCACTGTCCGCGGCAATGGTAGAGATATCGCCGTACATTGCAATAATTGGCCTCGTTTTGATTCTGGTTCCAGGTATGCAGGGGATCGGCATTGCCTTGCTAGTTGCTGGAATTGGGTTGTTTATTGCTGGTACGGCATTAGCTGCATCCAATAGCACTGAAATGAAAAGTTGGGTTGAAGTGTTGCAGCTTGATCAGGTATCTCAGTGGGTATCTACGGCGCTCCTGCTCGCTGGTATTGCATTAGTGGCAATCGGAGCAATGACGCTTAATCCGTTTTTCTTGCTGGCTGGAATAGCCCTTTTAGGCGGTGGCGTTGCGCTCAAAGCATTAAACAGTAGCGGAAAAACAAGTAGCGGTTCCTTTTCAGCCAGATCCGGCTCAGGCCGAATGTCAGTACCAAGGCTTTCAATTGATGACGTTCCTGCCCTTGCAAAAGGCGCGGTCATACCGCCTAATAAAGAGTTCCTCGCCGTACTGGGAGATCAAAAGAGCGGGACAAATATAGAGGCTCCAACATCTGAGATTGAAGCCGCTGTTGCCCGTGGGATGCAGCGATATGGTGGCGGCGGCTCCAATACAGTTATCTTGGAAATCGACAAGCAGGTGCTTGGTCGCGTATCTTATCAAGCAACTCAGAGCGAAGTTCAGCGTATCGGCGTAAATTTGGTGGAGGGTTAAATGAGCTATATCAAATTGAACGGCATTGAGTTTGACGCAGATGTTGCAATTTCGACTTATAATCGAAGTTTCAATGTACTAGATGGAGATAATGCTGGCCGAGTGCTTTCCGGTCGAATGATACGTGATGTTATTGGAACCTATCTTGGACATAAGATTACAGTGTTTCGCAGAGGAGACAATTACGAAGGGCTGGATACCTTTTGGGACTATCTGTACCAACACTCAGTCGATGATAGCGTTATGTTGGAGGCTGCGGACGGACAGACAACCATCTCCTACGAGGCGTATTATACTAGCGCATCTCAAGACATGGAGAAGGTAGAAGGTAGCGTAAATTATTGGGGAGAAATAGAGGTAAGCTTTGTCCCGATAGACGCACAGGTCAAGCCGTAAAAAGTGAGGATAGGAGATGGCAAACAAAAACAAAATTGTGTATGGCGACAGAGTGTTTGAGGGCAACAAAATTAAAAGCGGAAATCTTCATATTGCAACATCTCTTCTATCTTCCTCTCTGGAAGCCAATACCTTATCAGTCGTAATTGAGACTGAGGACAGAACAATTACAGAGTTTGAAAGAAACGCTCCAATTGTTTATTTTTATGATGACGTTCAGACCGGTGTGTTTTATGTGAAATCCATTGACCGGAATGGCCCTAATACATATAAGATATCTGCAACAAGCGCAATTGGGCTTTTATCTGAAAATCAGCATTATGGAGGAATCTACTCTGGAGAGACTGCATCCGAACTTCTTGCTTCCATATGCGGCACAATACCATACGAGATAAAAACAAATTTAGCAGACATAAAATTGTATGGTTGGTTACCTATCGCTACAGCAAGGGATAACTTGTCACAGGTTCTATTTGCAATTGGCGCAACTATTCGAACTGATCTAAATGGAGTTCTTCGGATTGCGGCCCTTTGGGATGGGATTAGCGGAAACCTTGGTTTAGACCGAATGTATCAGGGCCCGAGCGTCACTAACGCGGCCAAAGTAACCCAAGTAATTGTTACGGAACATCAATATATAAAATCTGGTGAGTCATCTACACTTTTTGAAGGGTCTGTAGAAGAAGGGAAAATTGTTACATTTGATGATCCTGTGTTTGACCTGTCTGCATCTGGCTTTACTATTTTAGAGAGTGGGGCCAATTACGCGAAACTATCTTCTGGTTCCGGAAAGCTTGCTGGAACAAAGTATACACACAACAAGAGCCAAATCATACGTGATATTGTTTCAGCCAAAGAGCCAAATGTAAAGAAGGTCGAAAATGCTACGTTGGTATCGCTCACAAACTCTGCGGCTGTCGCAGACCGGATGAAAAATTACTATAAGCATGCTCAATCTATCCAAGCACCAGTTGTCTATAAAGGGGAATCAACAGGGAACCGTGTGTTGACGTGGGACCCATATAACAAAGAGCCAGTTACGGCTTGCATTGAAAAAGAAGACATTACCATCTCAAACACATTAAAATCAAGTTCGGAGATGCTTGTTGGATATGTACCATTAAAAATAGAGGAAACTGAATTACTCGAAAACCGTGTAGTTCTTACAGGCGCAGGCGAGTGGACTGTTCCTGAAGGGACAACATATGTAAGAGCAGTTTTGATTGATGGTGGACAAAGCGGCCAACCTGGAGAAGATGGTCAACCTGGCAATATTGCGTGGTCTTCCAATGATTCCTCGAATAACACTAGCTCCGTGCCCGAAAATACGTTTGTCTCAACTACGGCATCAACATCACTCAGAAGCCAATCAGAAGGAAAAGGCGGAAAGAAAGGCCTTGGAGGCCTTGGAGGTAGAATTTTTCAATCGTCGCTCGATGTCACGGGCGGTCAAAAAATAGCGTATTCTTGTGGAAAAGCAACTGGCTATGGAGGGGAAAGTGTCACAACATTTGGCTCACTTTCGTCTGTTAGTGGGAATCGAAATAACCTTGGATATACTGATACAGTTACAGGAGAAACATATGCTTTAGCAGGAAAAGATGGAATTGATGGAGGAGATGGTGGAGGCCCTGGTGAGCCTGGTAAGGATGCTGGAACTGCAAAAGGCGGAGAAGGAATAAGCCAAAGAGGATATTCTGACAGAAAAACATCCTCAGGAAGTAATGTTAATACTCTTTGGTTTGATTCTGAGGCAAATTGTGAGGCAGATTGTGGTGGCGCAGGAGGAGGTGGTGCCGGAGGGAACGGAGAAAATGGTAGCCCAGCACTGGTAGCCAGTAAAGCGACCGTTTTCTATACAGGCGCAAGCTCCACATACAATGGAGCAAACGCAGAAGGAGAGGCATATCAACATGGCGGTGGAAGCGGGGGAAAAGGTAAAGATGGAGATAATGCATCGTCGTATGGTTCAGGCGGAAGTGGAGGAAGCGGTGGTGGCGGCGCTGGAGTATGTGGGTCAGTAAGATTTTCTGTAACAAATAAACTAAAATGGTCTAATCGTGCAGGTGGAACCAGTAAGACGGAAACTCTTAATGTCCGGTGCACTGCCTACATTTATGTAAAAAAGGCTTCAGTTGTAACTGGTGGAGCAGGAGGAAACGGGGGGAGCTCAATGGATGGATGCATTATTTTGTATTATGGCGTTCCCCAGAAGATAGTCTCCGGCCCAGTGAAAGATAAAAATGGCCGCGTTGTTCTGGACAAGCTTGGCCGTCGGCTAATTGTGTGAGGTGAGAAAATGGAACTGACTCTGGAGGAGCGTGTAGCGGCACTTGAGCGGAAATTATTAGCCAGAGAAGCGACAGAAGAACCAACCGAATACTACACCAGCAAATACAGCGGTGAGGAGATCGATGCCCTTCTGGACAAGGTGGCCGCTATGGATGGGGGCGGGACATAATGCTCATCATGACAAATTGGTACATCTGCACCCCGCCTAAATTTTGCCTCGGATTCGAGGGCGACAATGAGGCCGTAGCCCTCGAAATCTCCACAGACCTCACAGACGAGTGGGACTTAAAGGTGGATATAGAGAAAGACGGTCAAAAGAATATTATCCAGCTCCAGCGCGTCGGGCAAGTATACTCCGCCTTGCTGACGGCCTCCATGCTGGCTGATGACGGCCAGTATTTAATGCAGGTCAGGGGCACCCTCGGGGAACAGGTGCGGCACAGTAATATATTCTATGCAACTGTCCATGACTCTATCAACGCCGTAGACGCTTTCCCGCCTCCTCTACCATCCGAGTTTGAGCAGATGGAGGAGCGTATCACAGAGCTGACCAAGCATCCCCCGAGGCCCGGCCTGGATGGATTTTGGGAGATTTGGAACCAGGACAGTGGACGGTATGAGGCGTCGGATATCCCTTTACCGGAGGGTGGAGGAGGTACATCCTACAACATCGGGCACGGGCTAAAGCTGGACAGAGGCACAAGGACGTTATCTGTGGACACAGTAAACGGCTTTGACGAGGGTGATAATACGCTCCCCATTACCGCAGCCGCGGTGCAGGAGACGGTAGGCAATATCGAAATCCTGTTAGGGACAATTTGAAAGGTGGGAAAGTATGAGTGTAGCAACTGAAATCAGCAGAATCCAAACAGCGCGGAACACTATCAGGTCAAAGGCCGTTGAACTGGGCATCGGCACAAGCACGGACGATCTGACCAAGCTGGCAACGGAAATTGAGGGAATTGAGAACAGAGGAGCGGTATCTGCTACTGTCCAAGAGGGCGATACATATACCATCCCCAAAGGCTACCACAACGGAAGCGGAACGGTTTCTGGGGTGTCCGGAGGCGGAAACTATAACCTCCAGAGCAAGACTGCCACGCCAACCAAATCCCAGCAGAATGTGACGCCCGACCCCGGCTATTATGGCCTGTCCGACGTGACAGTAGCTGCCATCCCCGGGAACTACCAGGACGTATCCTCCGTTACGGCTACCGCCGCTGACGTATTGACTGGCAAGGTGTTTGTGGACAAGGCAGGCAAGACCACCACAGGTACCATGCCAAACAATGGGGCGGTAACTGAAACGCTGACCCCGGAAAAGCTGTCTTACACCATTCCGAAGGGCTATCACAGCGGAACAGGAAAGGTGCAGATCACCCCGGAGACAAAGAGCGTTACACCCAACAAGTCTGTCCAAACGGTAGAGCCTACGGACGGGAAGGTGCTCACGTCCGTTGAAGTGGCGGCCATCCCGGAGGCTTATGTGGACACCTCTGACGGCACAGCGGTTGCCGGGGATATCCTTAATGGCAAGACAGCTTACGCAAAAGGCGCGAAGGTCACTGGCTCAATGGCAAACAATGGGGCGGTCTCCGGCGAGATTGATGGCTTGACCACAACCTCCTTTGCCGTTCCTGCTGGTTACACCACCGGGGGCTCGGTGAGCCTGACGGGCGACATTGAGGAGGCCCTGGCGGCCATTTGACGGGAGGCGTGGTATGAGTATTCAGGGCGAAATCGACCGGTTGTCCGCCGCTAAGGCAAGTATCGCAGCGTCACTACAGGCTATGGGCATAGAACCACCGGAGGGCACCACACTGGAGCAGTACGCCGCCCAGTTAGCCGCTATCGCCACGGCTGCGCCCTGGCTCTCAATCCCCGGCGGCGGCACGATGCAGATTGGGGAGAGCCTTGGCGAAGGGCCGTACACCATCGAAGTAACCGAAGACGGAGAGGGCGGCGACCTCTCCGCCGAACAGGTGGGCTACAGCAACACGGGCAGCGGCCTGGAGGCTACCAACGTACAAGAGGCCATAGATGAGCTGGCGAAGAAGGGCGGAGGCGAGTATCTGCCTTTGACTGGCGGGACAATGCAGGGAGATATCACCATCCCGGCGGACAAGGCCATCAAGCACGGGGGCTCTGCCGCTCAAATCAAGATGATGCCTAACGGGAATATCCGGATTGAGGCCCCCCTGGCTGAGGGAGCAGCAGCGATCACAGTTGGCACTTCCGGCATCAACCTGGTCAACAACACTACCCAGGTGCTACATACCTCAGAGAGCGGCGTGGCACTTAAAGCAAACACGGATATGACCGGGCACAAGATAGCCAATCTGGCCGCTCCTTCTGATCCCGCAGACGCCGCCAACAAGCAGTATGTGGACGAGCACGCGGGGGCAAGGGTTGCCACGGGGAGCTATGTGGGGACGGGGGATTATAACAGTGGAACCGGATGGGGGAGCAGTAACCCGACATCACTGACGTTTGACTTTGCCCCCAAGTTGCTTATTATTGGTTGGCAAGAAACACTGGATAGTGGTTTTTTCACCAGTAATTTAGGGGACACATCCAATAATTACTATTCTATATACACAGGAGCTTTAACGACACAGTTTAAGCAGTATAGAGGCTTTGGTGATCCGGACAGCAGTTATGCGAAGAAGTCTTCAGACGGTAAGACTATAACGTGGTATAGCACTCATCATGCTAACTCCCAAAGAAACGACAAAAGACACAAGTATTATTATCTTGCCATTGGCTGAAAGGAGGCCCATCTATGACCATCATCCAAATTGACCCGCTGGAGACCGGCCAGCACCCGATCCAGAGCCAGAGCGGGCGGTGCGCCTGCTGGCTGAATGGCTACATAGAGGTGCCCGCCCACCTGGAAGCCAACGTGTGGGCCACCCTGGGCTGGTGTGACCTCCAGATTGAGGACGGCAAGCTGGTGGGCATCACCCCCACCGAGCGGCCCCCGGATCCCGAGCCGGAGCCCCAGCCGCCCGACCTCACGCCGCAGTACGCCGCCGCTATGCGGGCCTATGCGGCCACCAGCGCGGCCATACCTGACACCTACGCCCTGGACATGCCCGATCTGTTTCCGGCGTGGGAGACTGTTTTGGAGGCAGGAGAGGAGCTCCCGGCGGGCCGTATCCTCAACGACGGCGGCCAGCTCTACCGGGTGGTGCAGGCGGTAACGCCTCAAGAGGAGATGCCCCCGCACGACGACGGCATGCTTGCCATTTACCGTCCTATTGACCGGGAGCACGCGGGCACAGTGGACGACCCCATCCCGTGGGTGTACGGCATGGACTGTTATGCGGGCAAGCACTACAGCTACAATGGCAAGGTCTACAAGGTGGCCGAGGGCGGGGATATGATCCCCTGCACATGGCCCCCTGACAGCCCCGGCATGTGGCAATGGGTGGAGGTGTAGCACATGGCTATCATTGTAAACGGCAAAAGAGTTGCCGGGGTGGGACTGCCCGGCAAAGACGGCGCTCCAGGAGCAGACGGCAAGGATGGTGCACCTGGAAAGTCCGCCTATCAGGCGGCGGTTGACGGGGGCTTCACCGGCAGCGAACAGGAGTTTAACCAGAGTCTGGCATCCATCGGCGACATCAACACCGCGCTGGATGCAATCAACGGGGAGGTAGTTTGATGGGCACGACTGCGGACAAGCTAACCTATCTCAGCGCCACAAAGGACACCCTAAAGGCTAACCTCACCAGCAAGGGCGTCACGGTTCCGGAGGGCACCACCTTCCGCCGGATGGCGGAGATGGTGGGGGAGATCCCGGCGGCATCCACACACACAGTAGGTGTGACTGTAACCGATGGGGTCTATAGCATCACCATTGATGGACAAACGCTTTACGAAGGGGGGACCTATGACCTTGAAGCGCAACCGGGTGAATACATTTATTTCGGGATTTCCTCCGATGTCGGATGGAACGTTCATGGAGCTGAAACCGGGATTGGAATACCGACTGCGAACGGAAGGTCTCCGACAGCACTGCCCAGAGTTCCACCGACAGTGACAGACCTCTATTTTATAATGCCAGACGAAGATGTTTTACTAGAGGGGGGGGGTGTAGGCGACCATGAGTAAGCTCATTACATACGTCCCGCTCTCGTCCATAGAACGGATTGAGCTGAGAGTCACCAACTGCCGCAAGACGCTCTCTCAGGTCAAGGCTGAGACAAAGGCTCATTACGTGCTCAATGGCGGCATGTGGAACCCGGACGGCACCCCCTGCCCGCTACTCAAGGTGGGCGGGGTGATGCTCTCCGGCACGCCCTGGCGGCCGATGGGCTACGCCTGGGACAAAGGCCCCGACATACGTATGACCTCCGAGCACGAGGGAGCGGATAACTTTATCGCGGTGACTGCCCTTATTTCCTCCGGCGAGCCAGTGGATAAACCCTCCTACGGCTCGGCCCAGGGAGGCAAGCGGGGGCGCAGCGCCATTGGCCTGCGTGGTGGCAGTCTGGCCCTCTATTGCTCTGGCGATGGGACCGGAGACGCAGCCACACCGGAAACTCTGCGGGACGAGCTGGCCGGGCTGGGCTGGTCCTCCGCCGTCATGCTGGACGGGGGCGGCTCCAGCCAGTGTGACTTTGGCGGAGAGCGCATCACCGCCAGCCGCAAGGTGCATAACTGGATTTGCGTGTATCTCAAGCAGGCGGAGCAGACACCGCCGGAAGAGGAGGACAAGCCTATGAGCAAGCACACTGTATGCCTAGACCCCGGACACGGGCCGGGCAACGTCAACGGCTCCCCGGATGGTACATACAAGGAGTGGGAGTTTACGTGGGACATGGCCCAGCGTATCAAACCGCTTCTGGAGGCCCAAGGGGTGGGCGTGGTGCTCACCAAGACCGCGGACAACTACCCCAGCCTGACGGAGCGGGCCAACATCAGCAATAAGGCGCAGCCGGATTGCTTTGTGAGCATCCACACCAATGCGGCCGGGGAGGGAGGCTGGTCGAGCGCGTCCGGGCTGGAGATCTACACCAGCGCAGGACCCATGACGGCGAAGCGCAATGTGCTGGCTTCTGACCTGGCCAACGCCTTTCACGCGGCGGGAGTGACACTGCGGAGTGAGCCCATCAAGCACGAGATGTATACCGTGCTTGCCAAGACGGACGCTCCCGCCTGCCTGATTGAGTACGGCTTCCACACCAACAAGGCCGACGTGGAGTACCTCAAAGATACGAAGTACCGGGACAAGCTGGCCGAGGCCACCGCAAAGGGTATCTGTGACTGGCTGGGCGTGGCCTGGCAGGGCGAAACGGGAGCGGACAACGCGGAGGATACCCCGGACGTTTGGGCCGCTGATGCGTGGCATAAGGCCAAGGACAAGGGCGTACTGGACGGCACCCGGCCCCGCGATAATATGACCCGGCAGGAGCTGGCCGTCGTGCTGGATCGGTTGAATCTGATTTGATGGAGGTACATATCATGGACATTTCTTCTTTGGGTATCACCGGAGTGGCGGTCATCACTGTGATCTGCTTCCTCGTCGGGCAAGTGGTTAAGGCTACGGGACTGGACAACAAGTGGATTCCCATTATCTGCGGTGTGTTTGGCGCGGCGCTGGGCATCCTCGGCATGTTTATCATGCCTGAGTTCCCGGCCAGTGATTACCTAACAGCCGCCGCTGTTGGCATCGTCTCCGGCCTTGCGGCCACTGGAATCAATCAGGTCTATAAGCAGATGACTAAGGAGGGCTGATGCCCATGGAGTGGGTTGGCCCACTGATTTCCGGGGCGGCGGTCGTCCTGGTGGCAATCATCGAGGCGGTCGCCGCCCGCGAAAGAAAGCGCGTCAAAACGGACAACCAGAAGATCGACGCCATCATACACGGTGTGCGGACTCTGCTGAGACGCGCGCTCATCGCGGAGCACAATCACTATTCCGAGAAAGGGTATATCCCTATCTACGGGCTGGAAAACGTGCTGGACATGTACAAGGCATATAATGCCCTGGACGGAAATGGCACAGCGGCAAAACTGGTCGAGGCCCTGAAACAACTGCCCACAGAGCCGCCGGAGGGCGAAAGGACGTGACTGAATGAGCGCAAGAGTGAAGCTACCACAAGAGTTAGCCGAACTCTTGCGCTCTGAGCTTGAAACGGCCATCAAAGAGGCCGCGTTGTATCGAGACGATGAGTTGATAGCCCGCCGGTACATTATCGAGAAATGGCCGCAGATGGATATTGCGGCAGAGCTTGGATGGCGTAGGGCAACGGTAGGCGACCACATCAAGAACATCTTGCCCCGCGTGTCCGACGTTGCAACCAAGCTATACACAATCCGTACATAAGACGTACATAACCCCGACTGGAACCGAACCCAGCCGGGGTTATTTTATGCGACAATATAGACATGGAGGACGTGAGGATACAGGGTTGGTACACGTCGCCGCCCTCCTCACGGACTCCTTATTTTTATGGACAAGGACGTGTTTGAGATGACTTTGATTGAGAGGATGGTAGCCGCTGGCATGTCCCGCGATTGTGCCACCGAAACAGCGATGTGGTACATGGCACAGGGAGATGACGAGGGCCTAGAGGATTACGTAACCGCATTGGAGGCGGGGAGGGAGGCGCGTCAGTATGGCGTTTCCTAATTACACATACCCGGCTTATGGGGCCTACAATCCTGTCACCCCATTTGCTCCGACGCCACAAGTATATCAGCCCCAGCAACCTACTCAGCAACCCTCACAGACCATTCAGCCACAGGGAAATGTAAACACACAGCCCGCTTTTTTCTGCCGTCCTGTGGCATCCAGAGAGGAAGCGTTGGGTGTTCCGGTGGATTTTATGGGTGCTCCCATGTTTTTCCCCGACCTCGCTCACAATGTAATCTACATGAAACGATTCAATACCAACAGCGGTTCGGCTGATGTGTTTGAGTTCCATGGTCAACAGCAGGCAAAAGAACAGCAGGTAGAGAACCCGGCCCCTGCTTTTGCACCGCTGGATGAATTTATGGACATGAAGGACACCATCAACAATCTGAAGGACGAGATAGAACGGCTGAAAAAGCCCACGTCCGGCGGAAAGGCAGGGAAAAAGAATGATGCCTCCGATGAATAATCCCATGATGGCCATGCTCCAGATGGCGCGGAACGGCGGGAATCCCATGCAAATGCTCCAACAGATGGCTGGCCAGAATCCACAGGCTGCCCAAGCTATGCGGCTCATTCAGGGGAAAAACCCGCAGCAGCTTCGCCAGATCGCGGAGAACATGGCAAAAGAGCGTGGTGTAGATCTAAACCAGATTGCCCGACAGATGGGTGTAACACTACCCAAATAATCTCATATTATTTCTTTTTCTTAAGAAAAGTGTCCTTAATTGCTTCTTCAAAAGACATGCCCTTATGAACCTTTTTATAAACAGAACCGGGAGATATTCCGAGCATAGAACACCACTCCGTAATGCATCTCGTCTCTCCGTTTAACACGATGAAACGATTTGTCTTTATGTTGTGAACCTGTTCCAATTGAGTAGCCCATCGGCAATTTTCGGGACAATACCCTTTACTTCCGTCTATTCGGTCTATTGTTAATCCCTTTGCTCCTGGATGGGTTTCTTCGCACCAAGCAATAAATTGCTCTGGGGATTTTCTCCATTCCTCGCAAACAGTGACGCCCCTTGCCCCATATTTTTTATATGCCGGTTCTTTGGGATCGTAACATCTCCTGACCATATCATTCCATTTTTTATAGAATGGGTGCTTGCTCAGGCCGTGTGTTTTTCTTCGGTTGTCCCAAGTATGAGCACCTTTTTTCCCTTTTGGAAGGCAACCGCAAGATTTAACAGCTCCACTTGAAAATTGATAAGGAAGACAAAAGACTGTATTCCCGCAATCACATAGACATTTTAACTTTACTCGGCCACCAGCTTCTGGCCTTATATAGCCTATAACAGTTAGTTTATTATTCTTTTTCCCCATAAATTCGTTGACATCGATTCGCAAAATATCACCCTACTACATTATATAGCAAACTATATAATAATTCAAGTGTATTCTCGATATATAACGGGGCGCGCGACCCGATATATAAATCACTAACAAAGGAGAACTATTTATGGACGATTTTGCAACCGGATATATTGCTGGACAGGGAGATAACAACAACAGTAGCAATGGCATGTGGGGTGATGGCGGCTGGATTTTTGGCATCATCATTCTGGCTATGGTCTTTGGCTGGGGCCGCGGCGGCTTCGGTGGTTTCGGCGGTGGCGGTGCCAGCACCGATCCCGGCCTCCAGGGCCTAGCTACCCGTGCCGATGTCAATGAGGCCATTGCCTTCAATGGTGTGGAGCGCGGCATCTCTGCTATCCAGCAGGGCATCTGTGACAGCACCTATGCCCTGAACAACAGCATCACCAGCGGCTTCAACAACACCAATGTGGCGCTGCTTCAGGGCTTCAACGGTGTCCAGTCTCAGATGTGCAACATGGCCGCTCAGGCACAGGACTGCTGCTGCCAGACACAGCGCGCCATCGACGGCGTGAATTACAACATGGCTACCAACACCTGCGCCATCCAGAATACCATCCAGGGCAGCACCCGCGATATTCTGGAGAACAACAATTCCAACACCCGCGCCATTCTGGATTTCCTGACTCAGAGCAAGATTGATTCCCTTCAGGCGGAAAACCAGTCCCTGAAGCTGGCTGCCTCTCAGGCCAACCAGAACAGCTATCTGACCGCCACTCTGGACGCTCAGACCTCTGAACTGATTCGGCGCATCAATCCAATGCCCGTGCCCGCTTACCAGGTGCCCGCCCCCTATCCCTATTGCGGGACCTACAACAACGGCTGCGGTTGTGGCTGCTAAACTTACGAGGAATCCTCGTAAGTTGGTCTTCCGGCTTTGCCGTGACTATTTCGGGGCGGCGGGCTAAGTGTCTGCCGCCCCTGATTCTTGGAGGTATTTTATGTCTTGTAAGCCTGTTTGCCGCCTGTGCGACAACCTGGTGCTAAGCCAGGCGGTCACCTTTACCGGCGGCAACCTTGAAATCAATCTGCCTGCCGGTGCCTACAACAACGGCGGGAAGTATTGTATTGTGGTAGCCCAGTCCATCCCGGCCACAACTACCATCAATGCACCTGTGTACATTACTATTGGTACGGGGACAGAGCTATATCCCCTTACCAAGCGTAACTGCGCGCAGGTGACTGCCTGCGGCATCCGTACTCGCACCCGCTACTCCGTCTGTGTGGTGACTACCCCCACCGGCGGCTCGTTCCGCATGTTGGGGCAGCCCTGCTGCTCTCCCAGTAACAATCTTGCCAGTATTGACGGCGGTGCTGCACCCGCCCCTACGGCGTAAGGAGGGGTCAAAATGAAACGATCTACTTGGATGATGCTCATGTCCAGTGGCAACAATCGCCGCTACAACGACGGACGGAGCTACGACAACTACGATGTCGATGATAAGTTTCGTGACCGCCGTGGCCGGGAGCATTACGACAATGGCCGTTATGCACCGCGCTCTGAGATGATGGAGCCGGAGGATCGGGGCTATCGCCGTTACTCTGATGGGCGTTTTGCCCCACGGAACGATGGCGGTATGTGGGTAGAGAGCCGATACTGGGATGATCGGATGTACGGTCCCCGGTCTCACTACGGCTACCCCTACGTCCCCCCGGTCTATCGGGAGGATGGGAGCGCATACACAGAGCGACGGGAGATGAATCGTCCCATGAACAAAATCGGATTCGCTATCTCTGGCGAAGGTGAAATGAGGACTCCGAGAGAGTTTGACCATGACTACCGCATGGACGAGATGGCATACAGAAAAGGTGGAGAACATATGACAGGTTATGGGGCATCTTCCAGCTATATTCCTTTCACCAAGGAGATGGCCGATGAATGGTCTAAGCATATGGACAACGAGGATGGCACCCGTGGCGCTCACTGGACGCTGGAGCAGGCCAAACAGGTCATGGCCCAGCGTGGGATTGAGTGCGACCCCATCCAGTTCTGGGCGGCCCTCAACATGGTCTATAGTGACTACGTTAAAGTAGCCAAGAAGCACGGTGTCGGCGATAAGATTGATTTTTACGCCGACATGGCAAAATCGTTCCTCTGTGACAAGGACGCGCCGGAGGACAAGCTGGCCCGCTATTACGAGTACATCGTGAGGGGCTAAACAAGGGGCGGGGGCAATAGCCTCCGCCCTCTATTTTTGAACTTTTTCATCTGTTTGCTATTTGCACATATTTACACCGAAAGTTACGCACTAGCTACATACTAGCTACAAAAAATCCTGTAAGCATTGCAATCACTAGCTTTATTTTCACTACGAATTACAAAG